TAAAGGATTCATTAATGTTAAAGCAGATATAGCACCAACATCCTCGTTAAATTTGTCTTTTAGTTCTTTTTTATTTTTTGCATTTGAAGGTGGATTATATCTCATATTACCACCACCAAATTGATTATATAATTTCATTGCTTTTTCAAATTCTGTATAGCCTATCTTAAATGTATCTGCCATTTGTTTTGCAAATTTAGGATCATTGATTTTTATTTGTTCTACTAGTATAGGAAAAGAAGTGACCTGACCACCAAGTGCTGACGCACCATCATATTTTAAAACGGTTTTAAATCCTTGAGATGGTTTACCACCAGCAGCAGGTGTATGTCTAAATTGTAAAGTGCCAGTATATTTACCTGATTTTAATTTTGCATAGATGTCCCTATATCCTTCTCTTCCTTTAGATTTAGAATACGGCGTATCAAACTTAAACATTTTAGGTCCTACTTTAAAACTACCTTTCATAACATTGTAAGGAATAACACCTGTAGCAAATGTTTCTGCTAATAATGCTTCCTCATCTTTTCTGTTAAAATTAACTTGTTTAAGTACAACATCTTTTTTAACTTGTTTAAGTGATAACGGTAATAGTTCACCTGCCTTCATCATCTTACCTATAGTTGTATTTAACACAGAAAACTTTAGATTAAATTTTTTAGTTTCTGGATTATCAACCATTTTTTTAATTTCTTTTTTTGCTTTAGCTGTAGCAAAATAAATGTCAGCAGGTGACCACTTGTTTATATTTCCAAAAAAAAGTGAACCTTTTGCTTTTTTATATTCTTCGTTTGCCGACTTAAATAATTTTGCCATACCGTCCATAACTACATCATCACCATGTTTGTAAAACAAACCTTGTGCTTTAGGTGCTTGTATCTTTGCAAATTTTTTAGATACAAAATCATCTATTTCTGTAATTAAATATAGTGAAATTTTTAATGATGACATAAACCAATCATTATTTTTTTCAATAAATTTTATAATAGTATCTTTTGATTTTTCTGTTTTAACAGCACCTGTTGAATATCCTAAGTCTATTATAGATTTATAAATATCAAAAAACTCGCTTGAATCTTTCGCCTTATTGATATAAGGTGCAAATTCAATTTTAGTTTTTTTAGCACCTAATATATCTGCTATATAGCAGAATAATGCTTGTGCTCCTTCAGCTTCTGGTGTGTTTGTTATTGCCATACATATATTTATGTATGTCTATCGGCTAGTTCTTTGTGTACTTGTTCTAGGATTGTAATTAGATTTACCTCTATCTAATAGTTTTTCTTTATCACCTCTACAATCAAAAAAGGGTGGAAACCCAAAAACACCAAATGTTTTATGTTTATTTTGAAACTTGACAAGTTCTTTTACATCTTCTTCAAAGAAGGACTCTTTTATTACTAACTTACTTGGCATTTCTACAGCACGCCAAAGTATTTCATCTTTTACTTTGACCATTTCTGTTTTATAATAGATAGATGGTTTTCTTTTTCTTGCCTGATTTTGTTTGTTTTTCATATTTTAAAATCTGAAAATTTATCATATGCTTCTGCTGGTTGAGGTCCTGAAGAAGTTTCAATTTTCTCTTTTGATTCTTGGTTACTATCTACAATCTGTTGTGCTGATTGTTCGGCGTCATATAATCTCATTTTACTTCTATCAACACCTATAATAAAGGCACGATTGACAGCAGGATCATTGTATCTATTTTTTAACTGTTTAACTTTTATCTGATTTAGTTCTTCAAGTTCTTCATTTGATATTAAAGCAAACATAAAGTCAGCAGTAGCAGGTAAACCAAAACTTTCAGATGTATCTTCTAAACCAACATCACTTGACATATAACCAGTTCTTGTTGTCTGTGTAGCAGACACAATAGGTACATTATAGTTTACAGCAAGGCCTCGTAATTCTTCAGCAATCGCCTTAATATAGAAGTATGATGATATATTACCACCTTTAAATCTAGCACTTGAACAAATATTCAGATAATCAATAAATACAATATCTGGTTTAAAAGATTTCTTTAATGCCAATTCATCCATCAATGATTTAAAATGTCCTGTATGAGCAGAGGCAGTAGGATATTCTTTTATAATTAATTGACCATTGACTTTATTTTGCATAGTTTTAATTTTATCGTTATAATATTTTTTAGGCATATCATAAAGTTCATCAATAGTAACATCTAATAAGTTTGCGTCTATTCTTTCAGCAATTCTTTCTTCAGCCATCTCTAAAGTAATATACAATACATTACGACCTTGACTTATCATATTAGCAGCCACATGACACATAAACAAAGATTTACCAACACCTGTACCTGCAAGAGCAACATTAAGTGTTTTAGGTGGTAAACCACCTTTTGTAATACGATTGAAATAAGTTAAATCAAACTTTAATCGTTCTTCAGTTCTATGGTAATATTCAAATCGGTCATCTGTTTGATTTAAATAATCATGCCCAATATGTGTATCAAATGAAACAGCAAGAGCGTCTGATAAGATACTTGGTATTGCTTCTGGTGTATGTTGTTTATCTTTACCATCTATAATCTTAATACCTTTCAGTACAGCGTTATAAACAGCACGGTCTTTACAAAACTTCTCAGTTGTATCTAACAACCATTGTTGGTCAGTTTCTTCGTGTACTAAACTATTCAGTAAAGAATTGACATTTTTATATTCGTCTTCAGTAAGTGTTTTTAGATTTGATAATTCAATTGTAATTGCTTCTTTATTAGGAAGATTGTTATACTTGGTAACAAAATCATTAATGATATTAAATAAAGTTACTTCATCTCTATTTCTAAAGAAGTCTTCTTTTATAAAAGGTAAAACCTTTCTAGTAAATTCTTCGTTATATATTAGATTGGATAATAGTGTTTTTTCAAATTGGTCTGACATGATTCAATTATAACACACTTCACTCATAAGTCAAGTATGTACCTAAAAAATATTTGGCATATCCTGGTTTTACTGGTGGTTTACCAGCATGAAGATATGTCCAATGTGGTGGAAAAATTAAAAGTCTACCTTTTTTGGGTTCAACTACATCACCAAAAACTGGAAATACAGTTTCACCTTGTTTAAAATCATCATTTAGATAAACCATTAATATTAAAAATCTTTTTGCTGAGGCATGATTGTTTACGTCAACGTGAGGTTTAAATTGCTCATCATCTTCTTTACCATCGCCAGCAATATATCTTTTTATTTTAAATTCTTCCCATCCATGTTTTTTAGGAAATTGAATGTCTTGTATATTTAAATCTTTTTTATATCTATCAACAGCAGATTGAAATTTAGTTAGCATAATTTTGTTTAAATCTTTAAATCTATCATGCTGCATAACATTAACTCTTTGACAGTTACATTGAGTACAGATTTTATTGCCTTCTTTATCATAACATAAGTTAAATTCTTTAACTTTATCAGATTCTTCTTTTAACGTTTTTTCATATAGTTCAATATATTCATCACACGTTTCAGGTTCTAAAAAATCATCATACACCCTACTGTAAAAGTTTAAATCTAATTTAGGAACCTTCATTTTAAATCTTTTTCTCCATCTTTAAAAATAATTTGATTATTTTTCAGTTGTTCTTCCATTACTTCTATTAATATATCGCCAATGTATTGTCTAAAATTCTCATCCATCGTATCTATATCATTAGGATTTTTTTGTACGTCATATGTAAATTTTAAAGGAAGTCTTCCTTCTTGGTTTGGTTCAGACGCAAATTTGACTTGACCATAGGTATAGATTACATCTTTGTAAGGACCATCCTCTACAATCTTAATGCAGCTAAAATCATCTACATCTCTTTGAGCAAAAACGTATTTCTTTTTATTCTGCACCATAGAGGAATTCTTTTTTGGCTGCCTCGTCAATTTGAGTGAGAATATCTTTAGTAAAGAATTTATCAGGTTCATTATTGATAGTTTTAGCATATTGTTTTGATCCATCTGGTAGTTCTATTCTAGTAGAAACAGATTTAAATATGTTATGTTTGATAGCAAGGTCTAATAACCCATAATACTTATCAAGGCCATCTTTATATGTTAATCTAACATCTATTAAAGCATTCTCTTTTGTTAACCTTGATTTATAGTTCTTACAATGTATTATATTACCTATAATCTCTTTGCCATCTTTTTCTTTACGTTTAGATAGATATACGATATTACTTGCAGCGTATTTTAATCCACTACCACCACCCATCTCCTTTTGAGGAAACATTGAACCTATAACATCATATGTATGATTAGTCATAATCATTGGTACTTTTGCCTTACCAAGTTTAAGTGTTAATACTCTAAATGCAGCTTTGACAATTTGACTTCTTGTCATATCTCTTGTTTCTTTACCTTCGGCTGTATCTTCCATTTCTTTTGTAGTAGATAACATTCCTAAACTATCTAATACAAACATAATAGGTTTTCTTTTTGATTCTTCTTGTTCTAAATATTTGTCAATTACTTTTATTGATTGATGTCTAAATTCTTGTACTGTCGCAACTGGTACTATGACCATTCGTTTACTATCAATACCTCTTGTTTCAACTAAATCTTTTGTTAACGCACTTTCTGATTCAAAGTAAATTACACCTGCGTCTTTGTTTTTGTCTAAAAATGCTTTTACAATTCCTAAAGCAAAGAAAGTTTTACCTGTTGCAGCTTCACCTGCAATTGCTGTTATTTTATTTGATGGCATACCACCAAAGATTGAACCAGATAGTAAAGCATTAAATGCTAGAGAACCTGTGTCTATAAAACTATCTACATCACCTGCTTCTACACCTTCACTTACTAGGGTTGCATATTCATTACCTGTTTCTTTGATTATGTCTTTTAAAAAGTCACTCATACTTTATCTCCTTATTATGTGTCTATTATATCAAATCATCTTTACTTTGTCAAGCGTTTTTGGATCAGGTTTACCTTCCCATTCAAATCTATATTTTTCGTTTTTAGGTATCCAACCTTTTACTGGCTTTTCAAAGTCATCATTGTTCATTTTAGTCCATACTCTATCAAACATTTCATTTACATCAATTGTTCCGTAATGACTAACAATACTAGTTTCAACACGATTTAATCTTTTTTCTAATAGTTCTCTAT